CTTTTAATCTACACCTTTTTGTTAACTTTTTTCTAAAAAGTTAGACTATAGATAAAGCCAACTATGGCTGCCACCACAACAAGGGTTGTCGTAAAACAAAGAAATTGTTCAGTTGGACTTCGTCTTGTAATTCTTACTATCATTCGAGGCTTTTTATATCCAGGATAAGCTACCTCGGAAAGACGCCTGCGTTTTCGTCGTTTCATAGATTGAGTATGTGGCTTGTACATGTTGTATTGCTTTACTTCATTAAAAAGTATTCAATTTTTGCACCACGTAATCAGTCAATAATAAAAATAGTTGATTTATCTATGTCTAAGTGGCTCTGTCTCTCAAGTTTTTTCATGGGACTGAGCTCGATCGTACTGTATCAACTAGGGAAAGATGACTTTTGTTTCTTAATGGGAGTTTTGTGCATGACTTCTCTCAATCATTGGAGACACTATGTAGACCGAGGTATACGACAGTCCATCGATATTGCATGGGTTTACCTATGTATCCTTTATGGTTTTTATTATATGCTACATTACGGTAACGATTTTCAACAATATTTGTTTCTTACTGTATTGTTATGTATAATATTGTTTTACAAAGCTTATTGGTTATTCCCTAAACAATGGATTATCTTTCACATGTCAATACATCTGTATGCGTCTTTTTTTATTCCGGTTGCACTTTTCTTATAAACAAAGATAAGTTTCCTGAAAATTGAATAGAGTAAAATACTTATTCTATACGTAACAAAAGATGGACCGCAACGTAGAAGAGTTGGCTATTTACGCAGAGATAAGGGTGAAATTTGCCGAGGCATTGAGCCATTGTCGTCATGCGTCAAAAATGTTTACCTTTCTTCTAACGATACAAATGGGAGACTTTGCAAACAAGACCCTTGAACAAATCTTCAATGATATCTCCAGACGGGTTGGAGAAGTCATTGGACTTGGACGTTTGGCTGCATATGATATCACGGCCGCGATTTGTCGAGAGTACATTGTTCCAATAGAAAAGGTCTACCTGATAGGAAAGGGTCCTGTACGAGCAAGTAGTTTGTTAGGCATGAACATGAAAAAGGATACATCCCTAAACTCTAACTATGTCGACATCCAGGATGTGATCCAGGCATTCGATCGCAAAGGATATAAACTGGAGAATGAGATCCGATCCACTCGAGATGGAGACAAGGTGGAGAGTTATTTATGTGTTTGGCAAAGTTCTATCCAGACTATGCTGGATGTTACTAATCTTACTAATTTATAAATGATTAAAATATATTTTTATTCACAGTTCCAGGCATTCCATGTCCAAACAGTATCATGTAGACGAGTATGACCGCTCCCAACAAGACACTTCTGTCTTCTGCCACGGCAGGTTCCTGATTTAGACCAAAAACCATTACAAGGTATAAGATAATACCAACCATTAGTGCGTGCAATAACATCATGAGGCCTCGTTCCATCGTAGAATATTCAGATAAAATATATCTCTATTTTATGCGAGTTTACCTAAAGACAAATAGAAAAACAACGAGAAGAAATACAAAGAAACAGAAGCGAAAGATAAAGTCTAAGAAGATGAGAGGTGGTTCCGCTCCCATGAGTGAATGGGGAAATATATTATCCAATTTAAGTTATTTGTCTCAATCTGGGATGAATATGTTTAGTGTCCCTATCCCGACTCTCGTCGGTCAGCTCCCCGATACTCCAATGATGAGTCAACAGTTGCCCCTAATTAAACCATTACTTCTAGATTAAAATATTGTTCCTAATTATATGGCCAAACTACGTTCCCGGACTCAAGAAGGTTTTGACCTCACGAATATGTGCACTCCTGCGACTCTCTACTTTTTTCTCTCTGTCATTGGAATGGTTTTAGTAGGACTTTCCAATCTGGATACACCCGATCAGCTCTGTATTGGAGACTACAGCTGTGATGTAGGCAATAATACCGTCGTCTTTATCCTCAATGGTATTTACATCTTGTTCTGGACTTTTATTCTCGATTTGATGTGCAAGAACGGATATGGCACCCTCTCCTGGTTCGTCTTCCTTCTGCCGTTCCTCATTACATTCATCTTTTTAGCCATGATTATGATCCGTAACAACTAAAATGAACTATACTATAATACCTAAACAAGAATTAAAACATATAAAATAATCGTCTATCATATAAAAGATGAACGAGGATTTTCAGTTTTCTTTTGTGGACAAATACTTTAAAGAAAACTCCCTAGTTGACCATCATATCACTTCTTGTGACACTTTTTATGATGTAAGCATCCCCAAGATTTTTAAAGACAAGAACCCCATACGTTATTACGGTATCATGGATGAAAAAACCAAACAATACAAATACAGTGCACGTCTATATTTGGGAGGTAAAAAAGCGGATAAAATCTATTATGGAAAACCCATGATTTACGATGGGTCCAATCAACACTACATGTTTCCGAACGAAGCCCGTCTTCGAAACATGACCTACGGTATCTCCATCCATTATGATGTAGATATTGAACTTGAAGTGAATGGTGAACTGGTCACAAAGACATTGCCCTTAAACAAGTCACATTATTTTCTGGGCATGTTTCCGATCATGTTGCAGTCCAAACTGTGTATCTTGAAAGGATTGCCAGTGGAGACCCGGTTTCAGATGGGTGAATGTAAATATGACTACGGAGGATACTTTATTGTCGACGGAAAAGAGAAAGTACTTATTCCACAAGAGAGTTTTGGAAATAATATTATTTATACACGATTGGTCAAAGATGGAAAACATGACTTTTCGGTAGAGGTTCGTTCGGTATCGGAAGATATTTCGAAACCACGTCGAACCCTTGCTATTCGCCGAGTACAGAAAGGGAGTAAGTATTCAAACGAACAATTCGTAGTCTTTATACCGGATGTTCGTGAACCCATTCCGCTATTCATCTTGATGCGTGCGTTGGGTATCACTAGTGACAAGGAAATTTGTCAAACCATTTTACACGATCTCGACAGAAACGAAGATTACCTGGAGCTTCTACGTCCATCTATTCATGATGGGAACCTGGTCTTTCATCAAAAAACCGCACTTGAATTTATTGGATCCTTTACCAAGTTGCATACGGTTCACTCGGCCTATCGATGTATCGTCCATCAATTGTTGCCCCATATTGGAGAGATGAACTTTAAGGCCAAGGCATGTTTCATTGGATATATGGTTTTTGAATTGTTAAAACTCATTCAACAAGAAGAAAAACCCACAGACCGAGACAATTACAAATACAAGCGGGTTCAGTCGACAGGTCAACTCATGAAAGACTTGTTTATTGAATACACTACCGAAATGTACAATGAAATATACAAAACGGTGGACAAGGAACTCTACTATCATACAGCGACCTATGACGATGAAGAGCTTCCCACAGATCAGAACTATAAGTTTTTGAACCTCTTTTCGGATGAACTCTTTACGCCTCGTACGATAGAAGAAGGGTTTCGTAAAGGCTTCAAAGGAAATTGGGGTGCACATGGTCATACCAAAAGGGTCGGAGTCATTCAAGCCCTTAATCGTCTCACGTATCATTCTTTCATGAGCCATTTGAGACGCGTCGATCTGGACATTGATGATAGCAATAAATTGGTGGGTCCTCACTTGTTGCATGGTTCTCAATACGGTTTGTTTGACCCACTCGATGTCGGAGGGAGTGTGGGTATCGACAAACAAATGTCGGTGTTGTGTGCATTTACACCCTTGATTAGTAACGAAGACCTCTTTCAGTGGATCCAGACGAACATGACCCAAGAAGAAGTACGTATTCACTTTTTAGAGGAGATTGAATACAGAGACATGTTTTTACATACCAAATTATTCATCAATGGTTCATGGATTGGCATCGTGAAGGATCCCCTACGGTTCAAAGAAGTATTTGTCACTGCACGACGACTTGGTCTGGTGCATCCCATGATTAGTATTGCGTTTGATATGAAATACAAGTCCATCTTTTTGTACAGCGACGAAGGACGTGTCGTTCGACCCTTGTTTTATTTTGAAAAGAAGACCGGATCGAAAGAGGATAAAGTCATTAGTTACAAGGGACGAGATGGTCGTAACTGGTCTGAATGTATACATGGATTAGTCAATACGAAAAGATCAACTTTTCTAAACAAGAATGATCTTACAGTTGCACCAACAACAAATTCACAGACGGTACTGGAATACCTTGACAATTCTGAGATGGAAACATTGTATGTCACCTCCAATATTCATGTTCCTTCTCAACACGACTATACTCATGCGGAAATACACCCATCCGTCCTCTTTGGTATCATGGGTAATCAGATTGTCTTTCCAGAAAACAGTGCGTTGGCTCGTAACGATTATAGTTGTATTCAAGGTCGTCAATCCATATCATTGTACAATTCGAATTACCTGAACCGAATTGACAACATGGGAGTGATTTTGGATTATGGACAGAAACCAATTGTCAAGTCGAGATACACGCGTTATCTGAACAATGAAGCCCTTCCTTATGGAGAAAATGCCATTGTGGCCATCATGACCCATACAGGATACAATGTCGAAGACTCCATTCTCATCAATGAGTCGGCGGTCAAAAGAGGTCTTTTTCATACCACTTACTATACCATGTATGAGACTTACGAAGAGACTGGATCCCTTGCTGGAAACAGCGAAAAACGTATCGCTAATGTGACGAAATACGAGACCACAAACTTGAAGCCTGGCTACAATTACAATGAGCTTGATGAACACGGACTCATCAAGGTAGGTACGATACTCACAGATAAAATGGTCATGATTGGTCGTATTCAATTCCAGAAAGAGAGCCCGGATAAGATTGCAGATGCCAGTGTTTTTTCAAGCAAAGGACACACTGGTATTGTAGATCGGGTCTATCTGACTGAGAATGAGGAAGGCAAGCGTATTGCCAAAATCCGGGTCCGTGAAGAACGTAGTCCAGAAATCGGAGACAAATTTTCAAGTCGATGTGGTCAAAAGGGAACGATTGGCACCCTTATTCCAGAAGAAAACATGCCTTTTACCAAGGAAGGAATAAGACCAGATCTTATCATCAACCCACACTGTATGCCTAGTCGAATGACTATCAATCATCTCATTGAATGTCTCTTTTCTAAAATGGCTGTGCAAAAGGGAATTGCAGTAGACTGTACTGCGTTTGTAAACAAGGGACCAAAACATGAGGTCGTTGGAGGATTACTGCAAGAATATGGTTATCATTCCTCGGGTAATGACCTATTGTACAACGGAATGACAGGGGAACAAATCGAGAGTGAAATTTACATCGGTCCTACTTACTATTTGAGACTCAAACACATGGTACAAGATAAAATCAACTACCGTGCGGGTGGACCACGTGTCGCACTTACGAGACAAACCAATCATGGGCGGAGCAATGACGGAGGTCTAAAAATCGGAGACATGGAACGTGATTGTATTTTGTCTCATGGAATGAGTGCATTTATGTGTGACTCCATGATGAAACGAGGAGATGCCTATCAAATGGCTATTTGTAATCAGTCCGGATCGATTGCAATTTATTATCGAGATACACAGCAATTCTATAGTCCTATGGTCGATGGTCCCCTTACTTTTGAGAAAACAGAGACGGATGCGTTTACTCCATCCCTCGTTACCAAATATGGAAAAGAGTTTAGCATGGTCGATGTTCCCTATTGTTTAAAGTTGCTTATTCATGAACTTACCGCGATGAATGTACAAATGCGTCTTATTACCTCGGACAACATTGAAAATCTAACCACGTATGGGAAGAAAACTTTGGGTAAATTCGAGGACTATGTGAAAAAGAGTGAATTGTTTGAACAACTTACCTTAGAAGAGAAAGATGCCTTAACAAGAGATGTACAGTCTTTGAAAAAATCAGGTACTTATACACCTTTGGCTGAGAAACAGTCACGTGAAACCATCCTTCGTGCAAGACAGGAACTTGAACAAAAACGAATTACACCCGAAGACTATCGTCAATTGTTGAAGATGCCTGTGACAGATGAAAAAGTTACGACAGATACAACACCTCCTTTATTGAAAGTAGAACCTGAACTGGAGGAGTTGGAAGAATACAATCCTATTGTAGAGCCTGAGACACAGGAAGAGGTCAATTCAGAAGTGAGTTCAGAGACAAACTCAGAACCTAGTACAGAACCAAAGACAGAGAGTGAAGGAGAAGTGAAAACGATTGTATTGAAAGGACCCTAAAATAATATTCGAATTATGGTAAAAATTGATTAAGAACTAAATTATATTTGTTTTGTATAATGGACACCAACATTCATTTCCTCAGTCAATTATACAAATCGCGCAACCAGTTGCTCTTCTATCTCAATGAAAATGGATACGATTGTTCCGATTATGAACATTTTAGCATGGAGGAGCTTGACAGTATGAACAAGTTTCAACAATTGGACATGACCGTAAAACGTAAAGAGGAAACATGTCTTGTGAAATATTTAACCGACTCAAAGAAAATTCAAGTAAATTCCATTCTTCAACAAGTCTTTATCGACGAAGCCGTACTCAAGCCCACAGATACCTTGGTATTGATTACAAACGACTATACAGAGGAAAGTGTACATCGACTGTTGAAGAATGCATGGGAATTGGATAGGTATTTTGTGGTGGTGTTTCATCTCAAACAGTTACAGTTTAATTTGTTGAAACACAAGATGGTGCCGAAACACGTCAAACTCACCAAAGAAGAAAAAGAGAAGCTGTATGAAACCTTCCATGTATACGGTGACTCGCAAATGCCTCAAATTAGCCGGTTCGAACCCGTTGCTAAGGTGTTATTATTACGTCCTGGTGAAGTCTGTAAAATTCAACGATACGATAAAATTTCATTTGAGAATTTGTATTATAGGGTATGTGTATAATCTATTGGTATATAAATGGCTAATCCTGCTCTATCCGATGAGATTACGAAACTAATGGATGCCTATAAAACCAATCTGAGCAATCAAAATACGGCTGATGAGATGAACATGAATACCCAACATCTCTATACCTATGATTATATCTATCTCTTTTGCAAAATATTTCTTTTTTTGATACTAGGCCTTATGTATTATCTATGGGTAGGAAAGAAGGAGGTCACAGAAGCGTATGAAACGACCAGAGATACTGTCAAGGAGTCCGTGGTCAAAGCAAACGAGAAACTCAAGGAATTTAACCCGCCTACTATGGTGAAGTCAGTTACGGATAGATAAAAAAAGAATACTCTTTTATTGTAATGAGGATTAACGACTTTTGTGAACGTCTTTATGAGAAAAAAGATGATAGCGGTCCGTTGACCTCTGTAGGTGTCTCGAAAGAAATGCGGGGCTTTATCCAAGAAGAATTGGTCAAAGCAAACGAAGAAGCATTGAGATTAAAAAAAGACCAACAAGAACGTAAAGAAGATCAATTTATACCCTATCGTCAAATCAGCTGTAACAAAGATTGCATGGCCTTGTTTACGCTAGGACCGTCCATGTCGACGCTTGAACGTAAAGACCAAAAAGGTATTCTTCCAAATGACACAGATCAACAGTACATCTATTTTTATGGATGGTCATTCCTTGCTTTTTCAGTCTTTATGATATTTGCAATTTATTCCTCTTATCCAAATATACATGATATATTCACAATGTCTGGAGTGTTCGTTGTTTTATTTGTCACCACTTATTTCCTTGTGAAAGACATGAATGTTGGTGTTTAAAATATAATCCTATATCATATTCTAATGTCTATCTCTGCATACAATTCAGACAAACAACAAATCACAACGCAATTGACAGATATTTACAACATACTGTCGAATTTACCAGAAAAGGGAAAGATTGAGATGAGACATTCCTATGAAACCATTTATGAAGAGACGGTGGATATACGCAATCGTGAAGAAACAATATTTTGGGTAACTGGAGCAGCATCTTCCCTTTTGTTGATTGGCACATTACATGTGATTTTTAACCGCAAACAATAAATATCTATAAACTACATATGGATAAACTCGAGTATGAACGGTTGGACAAAGAACGTGATCCTAAATTAAAGGATACACAAACAAAGTTTTTGAAAATTATACAACCTAAAAATGATCATATCAAGGAAAAAACAGATATGTATCATGAATGGATTAGGAGTCAGCTGGGCGAAGACAATCAAACTGAACTTCAGCGTAAAATATTTGCAAATACTTATGTGTACAAAGAATTACGTGTCCAAACCAGAATGCTTATGGTATTTAATGTGGTCTGCGTGATTATTTTGTTTCTCTCGACGATACGCAATCCTTATTTCGATGAGACGGCGTATGCTGCAATCGTAGGCACCTTAATTGCATTGTTGTTTGTCTATCAGATGTTTTATGCATGGGATTTATGGATACGCGATTCATACAATTTCGATGAATATGATTTTTCTCGTTTTGGAAAGGGTCCCAGTTATTCAAATGAAAAACAACAGGATATGCTACCCGAGCCTGGGTGTATTGAACGTATTGGAATAGATGCGGTGAATAAACATTTCATGAACAACTATTTATAGAACTCTTATATAATGAGTGACCCATCTTATATTCGAGACTTGAATGTCTTTATTGAAGAATTAAACAAAGTCAAGGTAAACAATCCACATACGAACGAAATCTATGGAAACATTGTGAAAGATTTTAACAATACCATGAAGGATATTTATGTTTCGCGTGGATTAGACGACATCGATGAACTTTTGAACCTTTCTGACCTTTCTGCAAAAGAGAAACGAGAACTAAAACGGCACAATGAAATCGTTAGATACTATCAAAAACGTTATGAAAGACAAATCACTATCCTACAAAAGATCGTCGTCTTCTTTTGTCTCGCCATTATAGGAACCTTGTTTTCAGATAGGATAAGACCCATCTACTTGGGTGTATTGTTTGCTTTTGGATTTATTATCCTTTTTTATGACTTGTGGGATGTCTATTTGAGAGACAGTCGTGACTTTGATGAATACAATTTTAACTTATTTTATGTAAAACCACCTGATGTTGACATGAGCTATCTGGATCTGGATGTCGTTCTCAACGATACAAAGTACTGCTAATGTATTGTTAAGTAGTTAAAATATCCGAATATATCATATGTCAGATGAAACAGACCCTGTCTACACTCTTCTTACGTCCATGTACAATGCAGGGACAAACAAAGATAGTTACAATAGAGACAAACTTATCCAAGACTCTACGTTAATCTTACCGAAAGAATGTAAACGATACAACTTGAACCTCGAGTCGTCCATTGACTTTAATCGTGTCGATCGTCGTGCCTTGACGGATGATACTATTGTTCTTTTTCGTAATTATCAAAACAATATAGAGTTTGTCAACTCGTTTGCAGAACAAGCGTTAGAAGACGAACGTAATTACTTTGTAAAAAAATATAGCTACAAAGCCTACAAGACACTCTTGGATCAACGAGAGGCCTATTTCAATAAACGAATAATACAAGAACAAACAGATTGCGAGAAGTTAGGAAATCGTAGCTGTGTACCCGGTATCAATACAAACACGAATACAAACACCAATACAAACACGAATACAAACACGACCAATACAAATATCATTTCGGATTTAAAAAAAAATATGTCAATGTGGTTGAACGGTACGGATCCAAAAACAACCTATCGTAAAATCGAATATCGTTCGGCAGAACAAGAGACTTTATCCACCTTGAATGAATATGTCACTATGACGTATTATGTCGCATTTGGGGTACTTCTCCTCCTATTGGGTACAAGTGGTAATCTCAAGTTTCAAGAACGTTCCTTTGCCTATCTGGTCTTGTTACTTTTACCTATATTGTATCCGTTTATCTTTTCGTTGATTTATCGTTCCGTGTCTTCGTGGATGAAACCTGCTCCATTGCATGGACCAAAAAATGCATTTCTGGACTCAAAACCGAGCACCATGGACGCGTATGATTTATAAAATGTCTTAAGGTTCTATTAGCGAAATCCTTGCCCATCCATCCTTGGGATAATTTCCAAACTTTTTGATAAGAGTTTCCTTGAGTTCTTTGATTATACCTGCTTGATTACCTGTGCCACCATTCTCGCTATACCAATTGCGAAAGGCATCTTGGATGATGGTAATCTTCAGTTTCATCGGCTGAGGCAATTCATGCACCCGAATACACGCAGAGATGAATTCCATCGTAACGTCTTGGCTCTGTCTGTATTTGTCGCTCGATGCAGATACTTCCTTGCATTCGGTAACATGCCCCTGTTTCTCATAGGTGATTTCGACCAACATACTCAAGAGGACTGGTGCCCAGATATCAAACTTCTCATCAATCTGAGTATCTAGCTCATACTGATAGGGATAAGCCTCGATAGGAAACTCAGGATCCTTATACGGGTTCGACGTAAACTTGGACTCAAAATCTACCACTCGAATACGACGCCAAGTACCGTCGTCGTTACTTTTGATATCAAACAATGTATTCGTGCACACGGCCAATTTAAATTGAGGCTTAAAGACCATGCTCTCTTGGAAGAGTGCACGACACTGGATTGGGTCGCCACCTGTAATCTCTTTCATGATACCTTCATTGATGACATCTCCCTTGGATGGTTCTTGCATCACGGCATAACGCGTGCCGACCAGCTGACACACCTCCGAAGAAGTTCCGCCAATCCCGTTTCTCTTTTGTGTAATCATCGAAATCGGTACGGTAGACTTGTACTCTCCTAGTACACGGGTCATCAATTCCACCAATTTTGATTTACCGTTTTTACCTTTTCCAATATAGACGTTAAACGATTGGTTGAGATTGTTTCCCATGAGGGTAGATGCCAAATGTTCCCACATGTAACGGCGGCGATTCGCATTCGGAAAGAGTTGTTCCATAAAGGTTTCAATCTCTTTAATCACCTCCGGGCAGCTCTTTCGATAATCTGCAATCGGTTTATACGCTATTCCAGTGCTCATGCTAATGTAATCGTCATGTCTGCCTACACGATGTTCCTTATTCTTAAAGTCAATCACGCAATTGTTACAACCCAATAAATATTCATTCGTATTTAGTTTTGCATAAAAGTCTTTATCATAAAAGATTTCCATTGCTTCTTTCATGATATTCTGTTTTTTTGCAGTGACCTTTAGCATTTCAGCTGTCTTGGCCACGCTACTCGGTTTCTTGGTCGTATCCAAGGAGGCGGACGGAGCGGGTCCATTCATTTTAAATTCCTTATAACATTCATACATCTCCGTTGAAATCTTGGCTCGCAAACTGTGACCATCATCAATCGCCTTCCATCGATTGTCAATGAATTCGTACCATTTCTTGTTGTGAATGCTGACGCAGATAAAGACATCCTTAAACATGTGATACAGCACCGTGGCCAAGTCGTACTCCGAGTTGGTAGTAGCCGAATGTTCAATAAAGTGACTAATCGTCTGCTTTCTGATTTCGTAATATTGTGTAGGATTTGAGATCTTACTCCAATACAAAATGGACCTTAGCGTGAGACCTTCATTTGAACGATTGAAACCACACCATTGGTCGTGCAAAGACGGAATGTTTGAATAATCAAATGAGGAAGATTGAGCACTGAATTTCACCCATACTGGAAAGAGACGGTTATCCGTTTGACGCAACGCCCATCCGACACGGATCCATTTCGCATAGCTGTTATCTCCCCAATACTCGGATGGTAAGGTCATGACGTATTTGTAGGCCTCTTTGATCTTGTAATCGAGACTCGTGATGGTTTCCATAAATCCCTCAAGGTATTCATCCAATTCTTCCGCATTGTTAATCTCGTAACTCATCTTGTTTCTAAACACGGAATGTTCGAGAAGCTTTACACTCGACTTGGACGTCTTCTTTTGTCTCGTTTTGGCAATCTCATCGTATTTCTGCTGCATGTCCGGACAGAGGGCTGCCTGTACCAAGTTCAAATTACGTGCGGTGAGGTTTTCAAAATTCTGAAGGATCCAATCATTGGTCACGAGCTTCTCTTTGATCGTCCACGTGTTGTGCTCGTTGTGACAGACATAAATCTGCTTCAATCGATACGGTTCACATCCAGGCTTACGAGAACCGTAAAGTTGCCAGTTTGAATGTCCGCGAATGACTGCATCGTCAAAGACATCGTCCCATGTGTTAGTCAGAGGAAGTTCATTCCATGAGTCAGGAATATTTTTGATAATATTTTCTTTGAGAATCACTTTGCAAGTGTAATCCATTTTCAAATTCAAAATAATATGTATCCCGTCCTTGGTCTTGTCTTCCTCCATGCGTACGTTTTCTCTCTCCATCACGTAGCATTCAATGGTCTTCTCGTTCATTTGCTTGATGGTAGCAATCGTATCCACAATACATTGTACCAAGTCAACCACATGTTCTTTCTTGTGTTGTCTCTCTTCAATGTCCGCATGGTATCTAAAATCAATATCAATCAGGATCGAGCCCTCCTCCATCTGTTTCTCCGTGTAATAACCAAGTCTATCGCCCATCAAGATATGTTTTTTATACAATTCATAAAACAGTGGAATACTATCTTGTTGAATATGATATGACCCACCATAAATCCCAAGATTTCTGTCTCCAATCTTGGTATGAGTGTGTCCATCTTCGGCCGGGTGTTTTTTGAGAAACGTTTCAACTGGGCAAGCCATCTTTGTTTATACCTTGACGTATTATTTTTATCTCAATTTTTAAGTTTAAGTTTCCGTTTTAGAATTAAAGACACATCTGTAGATACAATGAATGGAAAGATGCATCAAACGTATCATGTTGGATATAAAGGAAATAAAATCGGACCCAGATCCTTCTTTTTTTTATATTCCAGATGAAACGAATGCTCTCAAAGGATATGCACTGATTATTGGGAGAGAAGGTACTCCTTATGCACATGGCTTTTATCTCTTTGAATTTACGTTTCCTACCAATTATCCATTTTCACCACCCGTAGTGCTTTTTCTAAACGGAGATGGTCATACCCGATTTAATCCGAACCTATATGTCTCGGGAAAAGTGTGTCTCTCTATCCTGAATACTTGGTCAGGTGAGAAATGGAGTGCTTGTCAATCGATAAGATCGGTATTACTCTCCATCTCTATTCTGATTTTAAACGAGGAACCTTTTTTAAATGAGCCAGGAATTGCACGTACCCATTGCTCCTTTAAACCCTATCATCAACTCTTGGAATACAAAAACATTGAGGTTTGCATCTTGAAATATCTCTGCCTGGAACAACTTCCCATACCTTTTCAATCCTATCACCCGATGATTGTCTCTTATTTCATCAATCATTACGAAAAGATCATAGATTGTTTGAAAGGTAAAGAAAACACCTTTGTCGATATTACAGTCTTCCAAGATCAGAGCTGTTTTCTTAATTACAATCTATTAGAAGAGGAAACGCGTAACCAAATGAAACGTTTTGAAACGGATAAATAAAAATTGATATAAATAATTAATCTCCCTGTTTTATAAGATGAACTTCTGTAAGGTATGCGACAACATGTATTACATGAAAATCAAAGAGGATGAGTCAGAAGCTCTCATTTACTATTGCAAAAATTGTGGAATGGAAGAGGACAATCTGGTTTTAACCAATCTATGTGTTTCGCGTACAGAGGAAGGCAACTCTACTCAAAAAACAAATAAGATTAACGAATACACCATTCATGATCCAACCCTTCCTCATATTTATACGATGAAATGTCCTAATGACCAGTGCGAGGTCTACACGAAAGAAAAGAAACAAGACGTCATTTATATGCGTGTTGACGATGTCAATATGAAATATCTGTATTTGTGCACGGTATGTGAGACAAAGTGGTCGCCGTAAACTTGTACCGTAAACTTGTACCGTAAACTTGTACCGTAAACTTGTACCGTAAACTTGTTCCGTATTTTTATTCTCGTATACCTCACCAAAAATTGAATATAAAATTATTCTATATTCTATTATACAAATGAGTGACTACGGGTCAGAAGAGGAAGACAGTGTCTCGGTCCAGAGTGAGGTGCATTCGGAGGAAGATGACATTGAAGAAACCTCGGAGGAAGAAACCTTTGCACAAGCGGACGAGTTTGTAGGTGATCCGGAAGAGGAACTCTCCGAACCGTCTGTTTATCAAGAAAAGTTTACGGAAGAAATGCGAGGCAATTATTTAGCAAGATTTCACCCAGAAGAAATTCATAAACCCTTTGACGAAATGTACAAGTTATCTCAGATTACTCGAAATGCAAATGGTGTCATTGAGGACCCCAATCATCAAACGTATCCAATCTTGACAAAATACGAGAGGGCTAAAATCATAGGATTACGTGTATCACAACTCAACAAAGGAGCAGAACCCTATGTGAAGTTGAAAAACAAAATGCTCATGGATGTATCCCTTATTGCTGAGAAAGAATTACAAGAAAAAAAACTACCCTTTATTCTGATGCGTCCTATTCCCAATCGTCCGGCAGAATATTGGAATGTGAATGATTTAGAATACTTATATTAGATATCCTTTTCGGATTTCTTTTCCATCTTCTTTTTGATTCGAGGCAATCTTGTACCAAGGAATGTTTCCATTCTTGCAATAAAGGCATTGTTTGGAATGGCCTTTCCATTTTCATACGAATGGATCACTTGTGCCGGCACACACATCTTATTTGCCAGATCCTTTTGACTTAGACCCTTGGCCAGTCTAGCTTGTTGCATGGCAACCTTCAGTTCTACGGTGACCTCCATGAGCGGAACATCTTCTTTAGGCTTCGGCTTTATAGTCTCAGGAAGCTTGACAGGCTTGTTCAGCACAATCGTGGTCCAATCCTGTTGCATCTTTTACTTATCCTTGGATTTTATTTTTACATCAATTTTATAAAAATAGAACAAGGCTTAATCTAACTATACATGATAAAATGGTCTATTATGCAGTAGCGAAAGGACGAACAGTCGGTATCTTTAATACTTGGGCTGAATGTAATGACTCTGTGAAAGGGTTTAAAAACGCGTTGTATCGAAAGACCGAGACACGGGAGGAAGCCGATGCATTTATCTTACCTGATATTCCTTTTGAACCTGCCTATTACGTCTATACAGATGGATCTTGTATCCACAATGGAAAAAAGAATGCTTCTGCAGGTATCGGGATATTTTTCGGATTAAATGACCCTCGTAACGTATCCAAGACGATTGAAGGAAAACAAACCAACAACACGGCTGAATTGTCTGCACTTATCGAGGTTTACGCTATTCTTGAGGAAGATATTCTGAAAGGAATACCTATTGCAATTGTCAGTGACTCGGAATACGCCATACGTTGTGCATCCTCCTATGGACTAAAATGCGAGTCTCAAGGATGGCCAGATGTACCCAATCGTATCTTGGTTCAACGAGCTTACAGTCTATACCGAGACAAACCGAATGTCCATTTCCTTCACGTCAAGGCTCATACTGGAAAGAGTGACATTCACTCGGTAGGAAATGCGTATGCAGACCAGCTTGCAGGAGACGCTTCTGGACAAGTATCTTAGAGGATTATATTTTGTAGGAAAAGATATATTTCGACCCTTTATATGAAAAAGAAAGGTTCTACACTATGGATCCTGGC